TTCCTCCGGGTTAGCGTTCCTCAGCATCGGCAGTCAGTTAACTTATTGTGACTCGTTCGTTTCGTTTGAAACTCGATGGTCGGGGTGAGCGTTCTATGTGGCTACTAACTCAGTGTCCCCGTTCGACATTGCTAACATACAACCACTGAGCGGATTTCCTAGCGCCCCTTTTTCGGCTGTAATTGATACCCGCACGAGGAGAGCCCTCTAGCCCAAGCCTAGCCTAGGATACAGCGCCTCGAAAAAAAAATGAAGAAATTTTACAATTGAGTGAAAATACCTATTGTGAGAATGGCGACTAAGTAGAAACACCTAGTCAAAAAGGTATAAATACCTAGAGACTCGTAACTCGCTGAATGAGAGTGAATTACGACCCGATACACACCAAATATGCCCTAAATGAAAGTTTTTTTAAGGCTGTTAATAACTCCTACAGCCCAAGCCTAGACTGAGCTACAGCCTACCAACACCTCCAAAACCCCAAAAAAAAGACTTGCATATGTCCTACCATGTATAAAAGGCCACCAAGACATTTAATCCTAGGCTACCTAACTGACTGATTATGAGAGTGATAACACCATCGTTGTCCACACCCTACCATTTAATCCAAAAGGGATTTCTACAGCCCAATAAACACGGGGCCTCACAGCCAAAACGTCAGATTTTATAAAAGGTCATTTTGGACCATTACGATTTGGGCACACAGCACCCCTCAGCCATGGCCCGCCAACCCCTATAAACACTGAGACAGCAGACTCGGCAGACTGCCCACATTTTATCATGCGTGCCCTACATACTGCCCACCATTTACCATTATAGAATTAGACTATAGATTTAGTATATAGATTTTATGCATACTTTTTCCCCATAGAAATAACCTATAGATGAGAGTGATTTTATCACCTATAGATTTGACCTATAGATATAGTGCATGGATACAGCCTCACAGAACTATATAAACGCACTATAGAAACGATGTATAGATTTCACCTATAGATTTTATATATAGAAAAAAGTATGCGCTTAGACACTACGAAAATGTGTGTAGATTTTAGTTAAGAAAATACCTATAGATTTGGGGTGGTATTATTCCACTCGTTTGCATGTCTCAAAACCTATAGAAAAAACATTGCAATTAGTATGCTGTTGTCGGAGCATAAACCTAAAGAAAAAAGCTAAACATTTTTGGGATGAAAACCTATAGAAGACGGGGTGGGGTTTGGGATTCCGTTTCGGATTGCGCTCGCTTGCGTCTTGGGGCTAATATAATCCCCACATTCCTTATAACTCTATAAAATTAGCAGACTGTCACACATTCCTTATAACTCTATGAAAATACAAACTGTCTGCGTAGTCTGTAAAATGACGAACATAGGGGAAAGGGGGAACCAGACTAGAACTGGATACAGTAGTCTGTTATGAAGAGCGCCTACATAGGACGTGATGACGGCGCTAGGCGTTCTGATACAGTTATGGCGTATAGGGGAGGAGATGTCTTACTTTGCGGAGGCTTTTGTGAAGCCCCGCGGCAGAGGAGCAGTGGAAAGAACTCCAGAGTGTCGTTCTTTAACATCTTATTGTCGAAGCAAAGGTAGGGTAAAAATATTTAACATGTGCGGTTTTCGGGAGGAAATTTCAATATTTGTTAAAAATTTAACACATTGTTTGATTGATGTTACAAAAACAACTATATTTGGGTCTTTAATAAGACGTTATGGGAATTTTTGTATTTGCTGTTTTTAGTAGTATGGTTGCTGCGGGGTTCATCTATGAGTACTCTGCCGACTATGTCAATCGCAAGTGTTTTGATGAGTACGATAGGGAGCAGATGATTGAGCGCTTCGGGGAGCATGCTATAGATGAAGCTACTGATGAGGAGGAGGACACCTTTATGGTGTTTAATATGGAGAAGGCAGGGCCGTTTATCTTTATGATGTTTATCACCTACCACATCTCTTACCCTGTGCGGTGGTTTATCGGCCTTTTTGGTTGATTGGTGCTCCGCCGCTACCTATATCGTGGTATTGAATGTCTTCTCTACCATCAAGCATTCTATAGAAGCGTTGAACAGCGTGTCGCCCCTTGTGGGATAGGCATATTCTTGCGCTGTTGTTTGTTATACCTAGCATTTGCTCTACTACTTTATTTACTCTTCCGCTAGCGTAGTAGTCCTCTAGATATCCCGACTTCTTTAAAGGGCGTATAGTACGCTCATACAACCCCTTTTCGTTTCTGTTGTAGTCCTCAGCAATGCGTGAGATGGTGAAAAACTCATAGTCATAGCAGAAAAGCATGAATAACAGCTTCTGACGCTCTATACCAGTGGTTGCAACAAAGTGTTTCTCGGCTAAATCGAGGTACTTGACGTAATTATCCCCTACAAAGCGCTCCTTCATCATCAGAAACTCCCTGTGCTGCTTACTTTTTGCTGAGCGACTCTTCGCCATGCTTGTTAATTATGGTTAAATTGACTATATTTGTAATATATACAAATATAATTAAATACACAATACAATGCAAGATGAATATTTAGATTTCTTTCACGAGATGCGTGAGAAAATCGAGGGTATGAAGGCCCTCGTTAAGAAACACGGGATGGAAGACGTCTTCGCAATGGCCTTTATAAGTGGGGTATACACCTACGATGAGGAAGGTTCACTAAAATTCCAAGCGGTATCGGATTACGTCGTTGAAGACGAGGAAGAGCTCGATGAGATGCTCTCAGCATGCCTAGAAATCTATCGCATGACCGATGGGATGACTGCAGACGAGGAGGCTAAACTACCCAGAGACATTAAAAACACCGATGAGTGGACCAGTGAAGACTGGATGGACTTCATCAATAAAAATACCGAAGGGGGCGAAGCATGATGAACATTATTAGAAAGATAATTATCGGTACCGACCCTAAAGATGCCATGGCCTACTACCTCGGGATGAGAGCAGGGGGCGGGACAGTCTGTGCCATTGTTTTAGACGAGAAGCACCTAGCAAAATACAGCATGAAAAGGTACTTAGTCTACATTGAAATAGAAGCAGAGGGAACCATGCTATGGAAATGCATAGACAACATGCCATGTATTGTTGAATACGACTGTAGATTTGATTGATTATGAGACCGCTATACGACTTTGTAATACACCTAGATAAAAGATACGATAATGAGCTTAAACACGGGGGATTATCACTTGTTAGAGACCACAGATGGGACGATTTCGAAGATAGAATATCATACGGCACCATCAAAGCTACCCCAGCAAAGTACGACACCCCCGCAGCCATTGGAGATACTCTTGTATTCCACCACCACGTTAACCAACAACCCGACAAGTACGGGATGGGGGATGACCACTACATGGTGACCTTTGACCCCGAGACGCGCTCCTGTCAAGCAATTGCCGTGATAAAGCCCAGCGGGGAGATTATAACACTCGCCAATTGGGTGCTGCTCGATGCCCCACCAGCAGAGAAAAAAGAAGAGTGCAGTGACTCTGGACTGTTTCTAGGCTACGCCGAAAAAGACACCACCAACACCGAAGGTGTGGTGAGGGCGAAGAACATGTTTATAACGGATGTAAACATCGGAGACACCGTAGGGTTTAGAAACAACGCAGACTACCGCGTCAGACTACCAGAGCCACACGGTGAGGTATTTAGAATGCATATAGACGATATATACTACGTAGTAGAATGAAAAAGACCACACTGCAATACGCATTAGACCTACTCGAGAGCACAGAAATGGCGCTCGATAATCTAATTAGCGAGATAAAAAAACCTATCGACCCTGAGCTTAGCGGCTCAGGTCGTAAGGCTGAGCTACAGGCTGTAAAACAAACTGCAGTCGACGCCAAGGAAATGCTACAGATTCGCCAAGGGCTAGAGGAGATGATTAAGTCCCTAGCCGATGGAGACCAAATATCAGACGAGGTAGACTACGGCGCTGGCTTTGCAGAGAAATTCTCTAAGCGGTAATGGCTGGCCTAGTAAAGGCTGAGGCCTACGACGAGATGATTGTCAACATATGCCCCAACGGAACATCGGGGGAGGTCATCAATATAGACGGGCTCTACATCCAACTGCCCGAGCAGCCACCACACGAGCAAATACTCTACCACGACCTGCCCCAAGAGCAGCAACGCTGGGAGCGCCATGAGCCGAGTAATGAGCTTCTACGGCTCAAGTCTATGGATGACTGGGCGCAATCACCAAAGGAGTTTAGAGAAAAGCACAGCGCATATATCAGTGAGGAGTACCGCCGACGAAAAGAAGGGCTGTGGTTCTACAACAACGGCATCCCTACCTATATAACAGGTTCGCATTACATGCTACTGCAATGGACTAAGATTGACGCCTCATTCTACGGGTACTACTTAGACTTTCAGCGTAAGTTGTTTATCCACGCCCAAGCATGCGAAATCGACCCACGCTCAGTAGGGCAGTTGTTTGTAAAGTGTCGCCGCTCAGGATACACCAATATCGCCGTTAGCAAGCTCCTCACAGAGGGGACCCTTGTAAAAGACAAGGTGCTCGGGGTAATGTCAAAGACAGGTAAGGACGCCCAAGACAATATCTTTATGAAAAAGGTTGTAGGGATGTACAGACACTACCCATTCTTTTTCAAGCCCATACAAGACGGTACCACCAACCCACGCATGGAATTGGCCTTTCGTGAGCCTGCAAAGCGCATCACCAAGACCAATAAATCAGCAACAGCAGGAGAGGCACTCAATACAATTATCAACTGGCGCAACACCGTAAACAACGCATACGATGGTGAGAGGCTGTATTACTTATTTTTAGATGAGGCAGGAAAATGGGAGAAGCCCGCAGACATTAGAGAGGCTTGGCGTATTAATCGTACTTGTCTTATTGTTGGGCGTAAAATTGTGGGTACAGCACTGGTTGGCTCAACAGTAAACCCCATGGACAAGGGCGGGAGCCAGTACAAGGACCTATGGTTTGATTCAGACCCCGAGGAGCGCAACGCCAACGGACGTACACGCTCTATGCTCTACCGCATATTCATCCCCGCATACGAAGCCCTAGAAGGGTTCTTTGATAAATATGGGAACCCTATTATCGAGGACCCCGAGCAGCCCGTAGAAACCATTGACGGAGACTTTGTAAGCATCGGAGCACGCACCTACCTCAACAATGAGCGCGATGCACTCAAAGAGGATGCCAATGAGCTCAACGAGGTGATACGTCAGTTCCCCTTCTCACCAGAGGAGGCCTTCCGTGATTCTGTAGACTCCTCAATATTTAACATCGGAAAGATATACGAGCAGATACAGCATAACGATATGATGTACCCCTCGCCCGTAGTTATCGGAAACTTCCATTGGAAGAACGGCGAGAAAGACACCGAGGTTATCTTTGAGCCCAACCCCGAGGGGCGATGGCACCTTGCATGGATGCCCCCGCAAGAAGTACGCAATCAAAAGACCACACACAGGAATGGTCACTACACAGCGCCCAACACACATATAGGGGTAGGCGGCGTGGATAGCTATGACCTAGACGGCACAGTAGACGGCAGAGGCTCCAAGGGGGCGTGCCATTTCTACAACAAGTTCAACATGAACTACCCCGCTAATATGTTCGTTGCTGAGTACGCCTCAAGGCCCCCGCTAGCTAAGATATTCTACGAGGATGTGCTTATGGCTGCTGTTTTCTTTGGCTACCCCATCCTAATAGAGAACAACAAGTACGGGATTGCTCGATACTTTGAGCAGCGCGGATACCTCGAGTACCTACTGGACAGACCTAAGCACCTAATGACCAGCCACTCCAACAAGTCTAAGACCAAGGGGGTGCCCTCCAACGGTGCAGACTTACTACAGGCTCATGCCCAGTCTATAGAGGCCTATATACACAACCACGTTGGTGAGAACCACGAGACAGGCACGCTAGGCAAGATGTACTTTAACAGAACACTAGAGGACTGGATAGGCTTTAGGATAGACAAGCGTACTAAGTACGATTTAACAATTTCTTCGGGGCTGTGCCTGCTGGCATCACAAACGCCGCACAAGGAAGTAAAGAAAACAGACTTCTCAAAAAAGAAGTTCCTAAGACGCTACAGACCCAATGCTTAGATAATAATTTATATCTTTGCGCCAATAATAATTATTAATTTTTTTAGACATGGCTAAAACAGGAACATACGGAATCAAAGCTAATGCCAACAGCGGCATTATCGAGATTGAAGCTTATGCAGCATTAGACTTCGCAGACGATGCAGCAGCAGCAACAGGTGGCGTACCACTCGGTGGCATCTACCACAAAGCAGGAGACTTGAAGGTGCGCATAGCGTAATTAAAGCTACTACAACGATTTAAAAGAGGCTTCGGCCTCTTTTTTTTGTCTATATTTTTGTATATTTGCTGTGTATTTGGCTCACATAGCATTTTTTAAACTTTTAAACTTGATATACAATGGCATACGAAAACGTAAGCTCCCCAGTAAACTTCCAACGCCAAGTTCTTGGTCAGAAGGGATTCAGAAAACTAACTACTAGCGGTTCAGGTACTGCAGGTGAATTCTACCGTGCAATCACGATTGTTGACGATGCAACCATCAGCGTAACCTCAGAGGCTGGCGACGACTTAGTTTCGGAGCTTTTCCCAGCGGGTGTAACTATCTACGGACTGTTCAGCAGTATCACTGTAGTTAGTGGTGATGTAATCGCATATATAGCATAAGATATGGCTACTAATTTTTTTAATAAGGCGTCTCTGGTTATGATACCAGATGCGCCCTTAGACGGCAAGTTATTAAGCGTAAAACCACAAGACCGTTCTGGAGACTTTACTTTCAGTAGAGGGAG